GAGGAGGACAATCTTCACCGCGATAGGAATAATAATTTGCACCATATTGAGTTTTCTGACTAGAACCGAATACTTCATCAGTCCAAGCACAAGACATATCACCACCATCAATCAGTTCAGCGGCAAGTTCTTTGCTATTATAGTGCGTCTTCAGGATACGACCCAACCATTCAGGATAACCATCCCAGTGGTGATAGACAGAGAGGACACTGCCATCTGCAAGTTCAAGACCGATGCGAGCGCGAGTTGCCATTGAGGGCGTTTGTTGATTACCCACATATTATAAGGGGCATCCCAGCAAACCAGGATGCCCCTTGTGACACTACTTAGACTGTCCCATCACTCACTCAGAGAACTGCCTCTCCAGTTCTTCGGTGGTGGGGGATCACACTTTCCCTCAAGAGATCTGACCATCAGTTCAGCAAATTTCTCCATTTTTTCTGCAGAAACTGTCTGTGGAGCGTAACTAATCGCTTCTTTCAGAGCAACTAATTCATTCCATTCTTCTTTGCTAAGATCGGTGGTAGATGTTTTGGGAAGGGTCATAATTTTTTTGCGATGGTGTTCAAATAATAGCATTAATATACACTACTATCTAGAAACTTAATGTTTTCTTTGGGATCACGTAACAATACTTAATAGAATTACTGTCTCAATTCAGTCAATAATCCAGGGGTTCCTATGGTTCCATCGAACCAGGTATTAAAAGATAAAACACATCTATGATCTTGAACACTTGATTCTTTGACGTAGTGCATCAAGTTTGATGGAAATAGTATGAGTTTACCTTCACATACGTGATACGGATATTCTCTCCACAACCAATGTTGAGACATTAATAAATTTTGATCTTTTTCCCATTCAAACTGATTGTCTGATAAAGGACTATTAGAAAAAAACGTAATGCCATTAGACACTTGTGTACATTTAATGTAATATGCTCCACTTATAAAAGAATTTGGGTGTTTATGTTGATGCAATCTTGAGATGATTCCATCGTGTTTTACACACCAACTTTGCGTCATTTTCATTTTTTGAGTTGATGCAAAACATTTTTCAACATATTCTGTAATACAACTTTCAATCCATTCTTTTAATTTTGGTGCATAAGATTCAAGAACATAAGTATTGTCACTTTGCAATCCATCTGGAGTTGGATTATATTTTAAATTTAAAAATTGTTCATGCTCAGAGAAATCGGAATTTTGAAAGGATCCGATTGGTATTGGAGATATAAAATCAATATTCATTAATTTCTGCAGATATGCGTTGAATGTCTTTTACTTTATCTAAAAGATAATTTAAGTTGATAATTAGTTCATCAAAACTATCATCAGTCTTTCCAAGTAGTGCTTCTTGAATTCTCTGAAATGCTGCTATTGTTTGGATAGTTAATTTTTCGGACATTAGATTATTTCAATTTGCCTTATTATAGTTAGCAATCCAAAATTTGTAGCGTTTCTTTTAGATGTCTTTAGAATATGGAAACAGAAATTCATTCACATAAGTTTTGGCAAAGTCTTTCCCAAACTTAGATTCCATAAATCCACTGACAGGATCCAATTTGTGCATATAAGTATCAAAGTCGATATACACAGAAGTATCTTCTTCAGTAGGTTTGGTAGATTCAACTAATGTTTTATATACATCAACATACTTTTTAAAATCTTCAAAATAATCATCTATTTCGTGAATCGTACATTTCCTCACATAGATATATCTTGAGAAATGATTTCCAGGTTCAAAAAATCTTATGTCCTTTGTATTATCCCAATATTCTCCGATTCTACTCTTTACCAATTCGTGATTGAAAGAATAATTCTCTGTTGGGTGCTGAAAGTCAAATACAATGATAACTTTCTTTTCCATAAATGCCATAAGATCCATCCCAAAACAAGGAAGGTTTGATCCTGTTTTGGGATAGACAATGTTATTATAAATCGATGAACTGTTTGAATTAATAACAGTTTCTCTCGATTTTATGTAATATTCACCAGAATACAAATTAGATATCAATTCGGAATCTTTGGCACTATGATTCTCAGTATAAGTTGAAGTTAAGTTCAACTCACTCAAAACATATTCTTTATATTTGTCCCAAAGATTTCTATATTCCATATTACATCATTCCTCCGAATCCAAAAATAGAAGGTCCATTAGAACCATCATCCTTTTTATTTTTAAGCATATCTTCGATTTTATCGGACATTACATCAAAAGCAATAATAGTTTCGATGTTCATAATCATATCCGAAATTTGTTTTGAAACAAATGGTTTTTCGTTACGTGCGGCAAATGCAAGGGCGTTACGCAGATTACCTTGTGCTTCTTTGAGACTTTCTTCTACTTGTTGTGAGAGTGCCATTTTTACTCCAATTTACTAATAATATTTTATAGATATTTCAAATTTTTTCAAGGGCGGAAATCCCTACTTTCTCCAATTAGTTGTTCAAGACTATTCATAATTTCGTAAAGACAATTAGAGGTTCCTACGTTTTCCTCTTCTAATTTTTTAATTCTATCCTTCAATGATTGAATTTCATCAAGAAGAGAAGGAATACTTTGAAGTTCTTCCGAGAATGCCATTATTTATCCGACGACCCTCCAACATACAACAGCGTTGCCCTTGCGCGTAGAAGCAATATGAGAGAAAGCACCATAAGAAAGATCAATATCAGCATGAGAAAATGGACCACGATCATTGATTCTTACAATTACCTGTTTGAGATTGTCTTGGTTTGTAACCCTAATTTTAGTTCCCATAGGAAGGTAAGGATGAGCAGCAGTCCAACGGTAAGCATCAAATTGTTCTCCGTTTGCAGTAGTTTGACCATGAAATCCATCTCCTACACCATAAAATGTAGCGATGCCACAGGTTAATCCAGCAATTAAAGTTTCAATCATTGAGTTTTACGTCCATAGTAACTTGAAGAACTTGAATGTTTTCGTGTTTATCTTTTGCTGCTTGAATTGCTTCTTTTGGAGTTTCAGATTCAAAAAATTCACTGAAAAATTGCCCAGAAGCATTTTTATAAAATACTTGATAGTTCATCCGAATACTGCATTTACCGAAACAACTTTTGCATTTGGATTTCTTGCGAGAGCAACTTCTCTTGCTTCTTTGTAATCCCTTGCATAAACCTCTTCGTAGAAAGTTTTGCCTGCTACGTAGAGTTGGACTTTACATTTCATTGAATTTCATTTGATGGTGGATAATGGAGTCTGTTTATTGGTTTATCATACTCTATATCGTTCCAATGTCGGATGACTCCAGCAACAATGAAACAATTTGTAATGAGATAGGTAAAAAAAATAATTGTTCTTATTAGGGCGATGGTGTCCGATTCTTTATCGCATTTTGATGCTTTCTCTCCAAGAGACTTTGCCCACCATCTCCAAACATTTTTATTTTTCTTTGGCATTGGATTCAATGTTTGAGGTTTTTTAAAAGTTCATGGAAGTTTGCGTGACCATGATAGAATATCCCACCGATAACTAAAATGTCAAGCAACATAAGAACAACTAATAGTATGATATGCAGTCTATAACTATCACTCATCTTCAACTTTTCTTGGTTTAGTTTTGGTTACGGAGTATGATCCTTTCTTTATTTTGTATCTATCTAAGTATTTTTTTAAATGTTCTTGGCAAACAAAATAACAAACTTTTGATTCTTTCCCTTCTTTATAAGAGAGAGTAATTGGAAAAAATTCGTGAAAAGGAGGAGTTTCTAAAGATACAGTTTCCTCCTTTGTTTTTCTTTGACTTTGTGGTTTAACCTTGACTGGTTTTTTCTTTTTCACTGTGAATTTCAGCAAGAAGTTTCAGAAGTTCTGGGGTTTCTTCCCATTCCCAGATTGTTCCATCTTTTTGAGTATAAGTGCGAGTTATCATAGTTTTCCTCCAACAGTTCCTTCATATGATTTAGATTCAGGCCATCCTTCCTGAATACCTTTAAGATAAAACCGAGTTGCTTTTACGCATTCTTCTTCGTGTAAAGAAGTAATAAGTCTTTTTCCTTCTTTATCTTTAGAATAAAACGTTCCCCATTTTGCCTTGACTACCTGAAAGCAATCATCATACCAATTAATTTCTTCACTCATCTGTATCTAAAACTCTCAAGGTATTCATTCATTTGTTCTACATAATGACTATGATAGATTCTTAATACTGGTGTGTATCTAAGATGACCATTGCCAGTGTATAACCAATGTTTCATTAGTTCAATGTCTCCACCGAACATTACGTATAGATTATCATAGAATCTCAGAAATTGCAACCGATCTCCAATTCCTTGATAACCAATACAAAGATCATCAGATGCTTTCTTTACGGCATCAAGAACTAACTGTTCATTCAATTTCATTCTTTTTACGAAATTCTTCTTCTAATTCTTTTGCGAGTTTATTATATTTTCTATTCATCATATAATTGCTAATAGGGTTCTTCGGATGCAATGTAATCATCCAAAAAACCCTTTCAGTATTTAATTTTATTATTCTTGTAAGAAGAACAATATATTCTGCTACATTAGCATCAAGAACTATCATTACACCGATGATAGAGAATATCAAAAAAAGAGCGTAATGATAATTATTCATTTATTCTATCGCAATTTTATTTTAATTATAGCGAAGTTTTAGATCGGATAGGCATCCTATCAGATATTCTTTAACTTCATTTAATTGATCTTCACATTTAGATTCTTTTGCTTGTTCTCTTATATCGATGTGTTTAATGTGAAGATCTTCAAGCATTAGATCTATTGCTTGAATCATTTTTTTAGTTTCTTCTGTCATTTTTTGTCTGGAAGTATTTTTACTGGACACGATGGAACCGCTTTTTGAAGTTCATACACTATTTCATTCTGTTGCTGCGGCGACAGTAGTGCAATCCGCCTGAGTCTGTTGATAATTCCAATTACTTGATTGCAAGTTAATATAGTAACCAAAAATACTGGTTCCATATTGATTTCCAGAACCTTAGATTATTTAGATTACTATTTAACGAAGTCATAAACAAACCATCCAGTAGCAATGTATTTACTACAAGAATAAACTGGATTTCCTCTATGAGTATGAGTAAAAAAAGCTGGCCAAATTACACATCTTCCAGTAACTGGTTTTACTTTAATTCCTTGCCAAAGAAATTCAGTTTCACCTTCATTATCTGGAACATCATTCAGATAAATCATCCATGCTAATACTCTCTCCATACTTTCTCTGCAAGTACTTTCACAATGCCAAGTATGATATCCTCCTTTTGGAAGGGTCTTTTGAATCTTAATTTCAAAAGATTTTGCTGAAATTTGTTTAATAGGCCAATAATGATTACTATATTGTTCAATACATTTGTTTAATGCATTATTAATGATTAATCCAGAATTACTTGCTCCTGGAGGTAAAAATACTTGCGTATCGTTTCTACCGAGTTCGTGGTTTGAAAAATGGTTGGTCCCAATTTTAGTATTTGCAGGATTGAAAATATAAAGTTTTTCAAATTCGTCAATTAAACGATTGCATTCCGATTTATTCAAAATACCATCATAAACTCCTATAAAACTATCTTCCATTATTTGAATCCCGATTTTTCTTTTTTAATTTGTTTTGGATCTTCTACTGTAATATAATTCAAGTAATTTGTTTTTCTTACATTAGAAAACCAGAAATCTTTAGCATCCTCATAAAATTGAAAGTGTTTAAATTTACCATTACAAAGATAAACTTTGTAAGTATGACGATCATAAGGATCATATGAGGTTTGCTGAAAGATTTCCATTACAGTGTGATCCAACGATTGTTTTCTAAAGTCCAGGTAGTAACATCTGCAATTCGTTCTTTAGCAGACTTTTCAGGTTCCCAACCAAGTTCTTTCATTTTACTTCCATCCAGAGCATAACGAAGATCGTGTCCAGGACGAGACGAATGGAAATCGATCAATTCATATTTAAGATCTTTTCCTTGTGCTGCTGCAATAATCTGAGCAAGTTCAAGATTATTAAGTTCCTCTGATCCAACAATATTAAACTTCGGGCACTTTGCATCACCCCAAGTGGGTTCAAATGTTCCTTGATAATTCAGAAGAAATAGAATTCCACTGGAAACATCTTCAGCGTGAATGTAATGCCTGGATCCAGGAATTGTGCAAGTTTTATCACTATGAATCGTAATTGTTTCGCCATCACGAACTTTACGAATACACATAGGAATGTATTTCTCTGGGTGCTGACGCTCACCAAACACATTCATTGTATGAGTAATATAAACAGGAAGGCCGTAAGTATTCTCATATGCTACTGCCAGTTCTTCACCACCTGCCTTACTTGCACTGTAAGGATTGGTTGAATTGTAGCGGTCGTTTTCTTTATATTTGATTCCATCTGGAGCAGGACCAAATACTTCATCTGTGCTGAAATAGATAAATCGCTCAAGATTAGTTTGAGTTCGAGCAAATTCAAGAATATTGCAGGTTCCTACTACGTTGTCAAGAACAAACTCCATAGGATACTCGATACTACGATCAACGTGAGACCCAGCAGCAAGATGGAGAATGTAATCAACTTGACCAATTTCAGAACGAACAAGAGGATTGAGTTCTGCCTTAAGATCATGATGAACGACTTTTACACGTTTTCGAACTTCAGGATCAAATGAAATCATAAGATCGTGAAGGCGATTCAGATTTCCACTGTAATCCAAACGATCCAGAGTAGTAATCTGCCAATCTGTATGATTGAGAAGATGCCCAATCATATGGTGGGCAATAAAACCCGCACCGCCAGTAATAAGAACTTTTTTCATATAATTAAATTTGATCTAAACTTTCGATTTGTGAAACTGGTACTTCATAAGAATCAATTCTATACCAATGCTCTTCATTTCGCAATCCTAAGTATTCAATATCCTCACACTTATTCTCACGAAGGAATGCTTGAAGTTGCAGGTGCATAAGTTCGGAGTGAGTTACAGAATTCATTTTTCGATCTTCCAATGTTCGTTTCCTTGCTTTTGAATCCAAAAACAGTATTGGCGATTGAGAGAAACAAGAAACAGTTTATTATCAGTTTCTTGTTCAACTTCACAAGAATGAAAATTATCCATAATGTTAATGAATCTATTCTTTGCTTTTGAACTCAAAGGAGTTACGCTAACAAATTTCTTTTTCATTTTTGTTTGAATTAACATAGGTAGTCTAATGGTTTTGAGAGGTTACTTGACGAAGACTGTGCCAGTTCCACAGGTGGATTCCCTGTGCTTTTTAATGAATGCAGTTGCCTGAAGAACTGTGCTTACATCCGTCAGTTGCTCACCATTGTAGATGATAACAAGTCGCTTTCCCCAAGGAACAGCAGCATAGTTATCACTAGTAATAAATCCTTCTTTCATAGTTTTCACCGTTTAATTACTGAAACTGCGACATCACCTTTTTCAAAGATAACATCAACAACATTTTGCACCGAACGAGCAGTAGAACCAGAATTCTTGTCAAACACAGGGCAGATCACAAGACCGAACGATTTAGTGTAGGATAGGAGGTTGCCAGGTGTAATAGCGCCAGAACGAATACCAGCAGCATCGTTAGGGTGAAGGCGAAGAGTGCGTCCAACAGTCTGACCGATTCCAATCACATCCATAGAGCGCATAAAGATCACTGCCTCAAGAGCAGAAATATTGATGCCCTCAGCAAGAATACTGTGATGAAGAACCACAAACTTCTTGGAAGGATCCTTACCCCAAGTATTCAGAACATCAAAGAATACCTCACGATTGACTTTGTTGCCATCGATAAATGCACCGTGCTTAGAAGTAATGTGCATCAGAGAATAACCTTGATCAGCAAGTTTCTGAGCAAACTGAGTCTCAGAAATAAGACCGACAATATGCTTGGTTGCCTTAGCACAGATCAGAATCTTATTGACAGGATTCTCATCGATGCAATTCATAAGATATTCGCAGTCACGATCAGCAATACTTTCGCCCTTGACGGAAAGACGCTGCTGAGTTGAAACAACCTTAGGGGGAATGATGTAACCACCACGAACAAGTTCTGGTGCAGGAACTTTAGCAATGATCGAACCATAAACATCAGTATCGTTCATACCAGGTTTATGAATCACTGCAGAATACTTAGGAGTTGCAGTGAAGAAATAGCAACGCTTTGCTTCAAAAGCAAAGTGCTCAGTAGCAGGATAAAAGTTTTTCTTGACGCTATTGTGTGCCTCATCAAAATAGATGGTATCTACATTGATATCTGCCTTAGCAAGTTTATCGAGAGAATTGTAGGTAGTAAAGATCAGTTTGTGACCTTCTACTGCCTCATTCCAAGCACGAATCTTAAGAGGGTTAGTGGTAGAGAAATGATGAGTCTCACCACTATGAACGTGCATTACATCAGCATTGGTGATAAACTCAAGATACTCACTGGAGAGTTGCTCAGCGAGGAGGATTCTAGGAGCGACCACAACGACCGTTTGAGGCGTCTCAGACTGAAATACACGCATAGCATCACAAATACCCACAAGAGTCTTTCCTCCGCCTGTGGGGAACACACAGATGCCTTTCAGGTACTTCAGAAGAGCATCCAGAGCGATTTGCTGATGGGGGCGAAGAAGTGGAATCATTTGTTTCATTGATTACATAGTAATTATAGCAGCAACAAAGACACTCTAGGAGTGGGCTTGTGCCAGTTCCTAAAGTGTCTCTAAGAATTCTTGATATTAAATGTCTTGAACCCTAGCAAAGCGATTATAGTCGGATTCTTATGCCCTTGTCAAATACATCTCACAAAGCATCGATTCAACAAGATGTGCTTCTATTTCCCACGGTTCATTTTCATAATCTAAATGAGAACAATCAATACCTCTCCAATATCTTTTTGGACCCCTATCTCTGAGGTCTCCACGAACGTGTTGAAATACATGTTGCAATTCGTGGAGTAATGTCTTAATATATTCTTCTCTACTCATCCGATTATGAATTTCAATCAAAAAGCAACGAGGTCTATGATCACAATCAGTGACTGAACACCATCCATAAACACCTTCTCTTAAAAGTCCTCTATGTTTGACAACAATCTCAATCTTGTGTCTTGGAATGAATTTTTCAATAAACCAAGTTACAACATCCTCACAAAGAGTTCTGCTATAATTGTATCCAGAGGTCTCAAGAAAAAGCATAATTAAGAGCAGCGTTGGTAATACGAACACCCCAATTCATTAGAATCATAAAACTTCCAATGAAAAGAAGTCTATCGATGTTGGAATAACGCATGGTTTTCCCTTAGGACTCCCATACTATAGGGTGCTCAGTTCCGACCAGGACCGACTATGTGCCAGTTTCTGGATTGTCCTTTATTCTTCTTCTCATACCCAAATATTCTCGTTCATCGTACAAGTTATCCTTAAATTTCCCATTTGCATCCACATAATGTAAAAATGATTGTAAATACCAATCTTGATTAAATTTAGGTCTCCAGTGATATAATTCACATCCCTTATATAAACATAAATCTCCCAAATTTAATTCAACTTCTATTGCATCACTTTTATCTTCATTTCTACTAAAATATATTGGATTTATTCCTTGATTTTCGGGAAATCCTAAAGCAAGGGTTGCTGATATTTCGCAAGATGGTCTATCTCGATGAATTATTAGTTCATCGTGTTTTCCATAACATCTAGTATAGGTATAAGTAGGAAGCAAATGTATTCCAGAAATTTTACTGAGTGTTTTTGTGGAACCATCTAGTATAGTATCCATTAAAGGATCACCATAAAATGAAAAACTAAATGGCGCTTGGACATCCTTTTTTTCTTGACCTTCACCAGAACAAATTCTAGTATAAAAATAGTGCTGTATAAATTTTACGAAATCTAGTTCTAAAAAATTTCTAACAACATAAAAACCCGATTCTTGAAATTCCATAATAATTATCTAAATGCGTTTCCATGAATCCATCCAACTAAAGTAAATCTTTCACCGCTTGTTACTGGGGTTACTTCATGTAAAGTATAGGATGGGAAAAATACAGTATATCCTTTTTCTTTTTCTATAATATTATTCTCGTGTGAGTTATGAAGAATTAATTCTCCTCCTTCATATTCAGATGGATCGGACAATTGAATAACAATACTAAGTTTTCTGTTATGTGGAATATTCCATTGAAGAGGATCTATATGTGCTTTATAACACCCATTTTCTGTAGAACTATAATGAGTGAATTGGAGACGTTCTATTTTGTTTAAATCAAAGTCAAACCACCTTTCATTAACAATTTTAATATGAGTAGTTAATTTTTCATATATCCATGAAGTATGTTGATTGATGGGAATCCAAGAAACCATAGATCTTCTATGATCTAAACAATCTGCTCCAGATCCCCCTGTTTCCGCTCTTTCCATACATAAAGCTTGCCCTATCATTCTAATTTGGTTTATTTCCAAATCATTGAAGATATCATTTTTCCAAACCCATCCAAGATAATCTTTGGTATTTAAATACCAATAATCTGAGTTTGATTTTTTTAATTCTTCAATTTCAAGTTTGCTATTTTTTAAGGAATCAAATGATTTATCTGATTCATAATATTGTGAGATCATATTTCAAGCATTTAAATGAGTTGATGGCCAATTTAAATTCAAATTAACATTAATAAGTTCTTCTAGATCATTTGCAAGGTTAATTCTCGTGCATAATTCTACTTCAATATCAAAACAAGTCTGAACATACCATTCCAGATAATCTGCAATTTTAATCAATTCTTCACCAGTAATAATTCTATAAGTATCTACAAATTTCCAAGAAAAACTTTTATTTGGGAATTGTCTTGCAGCATCTCTTTTTAAAAATAATGCTAATCTAGTTCTTTCATCAGTTTGAATTCTATCATTATCTATAGTAATAAGAGTTACTTCTCTTTCCCATCTCTCAGTTGCAATTATTTTTTTAATTTTACTCTTACTAAATTCTAACCATTCAGAATCATAATTGTATTTCAAAACTTCTGGATTATTCAGACGAATCCAACCGAGAGTTTCGTGTCCAGCCCAAGAAAGATCAAAAAGTTCCTCATCATTATGGGCTGGTAATCCATGAATGTTTCTCCAGTTTTCTGGAAGTGACTGGGCGTGATCTATTATATTTTTTGATTGTTTATCAACTAAAACATATAGATCATTCATTATTGCCATTTGATTGTTCCTCTGAATTATCGTTAGAAGGATAAGATGCTTCTTTTGGTTTCGTTTCTTTTAATTGCTTTTTCTTGTTGGAACTGCTAAGTCTTCTTCTTTTTGGTGCTTCTGCAATTTGCCAAGGAGCAGATCCTTTCCAGGAAACAGCATGTGGATCTTCATTATCTACATTCCAACCTCTCCAAGAGGCAAAATCAACTCTAGGTCTCATTGCAATCTGAAGACCAGCTCCAGCAGCAAGTTGTTCGATTAATTCTACAACTTCAACAGGTTGCATTTGCGCCCAAACTGTCGCTCCATCAGATCTAACGATTAATTCACATACTCCACCAAAAGCAGTACCAACAGTTACAGATCTTGCACGATATTTATTTTGAGCCATAGAAGCATATTCATGCTCCTCATACATCTCTTCAATTTTTTGTCTCAACTCGGATTTTGGTTTTGAAGGCATAAAAATCACTCCTTACAAAAAGTATTTTTAGTATTTATTATAGTTTATTGACGCCAAGAAATTGTAATAAATCCTCCAGGTGGAACTTGTATAGGATAATTTGTGAATGGAGTTACAACAACACTTGTTGCAGTTGTTGGATTCGCTGGTAATCCAGCATTTCCTGGATTTGCAGTTCCAGAATTTCCTGGTGCTCCGAAGTTACCTAATCCACCTAAATTACCTGGGTTTCCTGGAACTCCTGGATTTCCAGCAGGACCTGGATTTCCTGGATTTCCTGGCACACCTGCTCCTGCTGCAGTCGTTGGATTTCCTAGATTACCTGGAGCACCAGCATTTCCATCTGCTCCTACTTGACCTGCACCTCCAGGGTTTCCTGGATTTCCAGCAGGACCTTGACTTCCTGCGTTTCCTGCGATTCCAGGGTTTCCTGGGTTTGCTCCAGATCCAGGATTTCCACTAAAACCAGGATTACCTCCTCCTGCTCCAAAACCAGGATTTCCTGGATTTCCAGCTCCTCCCGCATTTCCGCCACCTCCACTTGTGCCGCGGCCACCGCCACCACCGCCTCCTCCCCATCTATTTCCTCCTCCAGGAGTAGGAACAGAAGCACCATTTCCACCACTGCCACCATTTCCACCACCTCCACCAGATCCACCTTGACCTCCAAATTGACCTACACTTGCGTTTCCACCAGGATTTCCCCCTCCACCTCCACTTCCTGGGCCGCTTCCTGGAACGCCAGCGTTTCCACCACCGCCGCCGTTTCCACCACCGCCTGCACTTCCACCAGTTCCATTAAATCCACTATTTCCCGGATTTCCTGAATTTCCTGCATTTCCACCAAAACCTGCCCCGCCATCGTTTCCTGGGTTTCCTGCGTTTCCTCTTACTCCATTATTTCCTGGATTTCCTGTTGTTCCAGAATTTCCTCCACCTCCATTTTGACCAGAATTACCTCCAGCACCTCCTATTCCACCAGTTCCATTAGTTCCTGGATTTCCTGCATTCCCAGCTCCTCCCGCATTTCCACCAGTTCCAGCATTTCCTGGATTTCCTGCGTTTCCACCATTTCCCCCAATTCCTTGGTTTCCTTGATTTCCTGCATTTCCACCTAATCCATTCGTTCCTGGATTTCCTGGATTTGCAGTTCCTCCATTACCAAAAGCACCTCCAGGAAATATAACACCAAAAGCAACTGCAACGTCACCAACATTTCCTGAATTACCAAAAATTGCAGCATTCCCTAGATTTGCTCCTGTTCCAATATTTCCAGCAACTCCAGGATTTCCCAATCCTCCAAGATTTCCTGGATTTCCTGGATTTCCTGGATTTCCATTAGGACCAGCATTTCCTGGATTTCCAGCAGTACCAGCATTTCCTGGATTTGCTCCAGTCCCAGAATTTCCTGGAGTCCCTTGATTTCCAGCAGAAGCTCCAGTTCCTGGATTTCCTGGATTTCCCGCTTGACCTGCTCCTGCACCAAAACCATCGGATCCTGCAGAACCTAAACCTCCTGTTCCACCACCAGATCCTGGATTTCCAGATCCACCAGGATTTCCCGATCCACCAGTTCCAGCACCAGATCCATTATTTCCACCACCTCCAGGATTACCGGAATTTCCAGAACCTCCCGTTCCAAAAGATCCTCCACCTCCTCCAGATCCACCGCCACCACCAGTTCCACTATTTCCGGGACTACCGGAATTTCCCGCTCTATCTGGACCTTGTTGCGTAGGACGACGAGCACCACCGCCGCCTCCTCCCCCTCCGCCGCCACCAGAGGATCCTGGATTTCCTGGATTTCCTGCGTTTCCTCTAGGACCACCACTTCCATTGAACCCACTATTTCCTGGATTTCCCGCAGATCCCCCAGCACCATTATTTCCTGGATTTCCTGCATTTCCAGCGTTTCCTGCTGCACCAGCATTACCAGGATTTCCTATGTTTCCTCCTACTCCAGGGTTCCCTGTATCACCTTTATTTCCAGGATTTCCTGCATTACCGCCAGTTCCTACAATTCCTTCATTTCCAGGATTTCCTGCACCGCCAGCACCACCAGCGTTTCCCGTATTTCCTTGATTGCCAGCATTACCTCCAGTTCCACCTTGCCCTTGATTTCCTCTATTTCCCGCATTTCCACCAGTCCCTTCAATTCCAGAATTTCCAGGATTACCTGGACCACCATATCCAATTACAGTTACCTCTGTTGCTCTAATTGGGGCAGTCCATGTTCCAGGAGCATCAAAAGTCGCTGTTAAAAGTTGTTTGGATGCTGAAACTAAAGTTTTTCTGGAAATTATTGACATCGGTATCTTTAGGTATTTTGATTAATCAATCATAATAAAACCAACCCGTAGCAATATATTTTGCTTCATTTCCATAGACGACATTGCCTCTATGAGTATGAGTAAAACCAGCAGGCCAGATAACCATGCAATTTTCTTTTGGTGGAATACGAATTCTCTGATAGATATATTCAGTTTCGCCTGCACATCCTTCCTCAAGAGTATTTAGATATAAAGCGAATGCTAATCCCCTATTTTGCATTCCATCGCCATTCTGCTGCTCACAATGCCAAATATGGTAACCACCTCCAGGAGAAGTTTTTTGTAATTTTATAACAGAAGATCTTAAATCTAAATCTCTTAAAATATCATATTCTCTTACATAATCATCAAAACATTTTTGTAATCCATCCCAAAATATTCTTACGGTACTTTTTCCTCTATAATCTTGTAATGAATGATTTGCCATATTGATGAAAAAAAATTCATCTTGCTTTTCTAGTTTTTTTCTTCCTTCGGAATCTTGCCTATTACCAACGTGACCACCTTCACGAAATAATTCAAACTGATTTATTAAATGTTTGCAATATCCTATTGGATATACATCTTCATACATTCCAATAAAATCTATGTATTTTGAGTCCATAGTAAAAAATTATAATTTATTTTATTTAACTGAAATTAAACATAGCAATATTTCCGTACCAAGATGTACCATTATTCGAAGTTAAGAAAATCCAAACGTCTGTCAAATTGGCACCAGAGGATCTTGATGGTGGAATACTATCGGGCCATTTTACTGAAGCAGGCCAAGTTACAGAATATCCACCAACAGAATCATTTGTTAAAATTAGAGTAAATGATGCAGAACCTGTTGATACACCAGTTTGAATATCAAATGTTGTATTTCCGACTAGTGTTGCTGTTATTACATTACCTTCCGATAATCTAATAGTAGTAATACCACTTACATTTCCTAAAGCATTTAGAGTTTCTGTGTAATTTCTAATTGTTACATCACTAATAGTTCTACCTGCACTGACTAATGAAGTATTACCAAAACTAATAGAACCGGTTACTAAATTAGCAGAAGCTAAATTACCAGTAATTGAAACTGTTCCGCCAATCGATACGTTTCCACCAACTGTAGAAAATCCAGAAACATAAGAGTTTCCAGATACCCAAAGTGCTTGATTTGCTACCGCTGTTCCGACACCGATATTTCTAGTCGTTACAATTCCAGATGCAATAGACTCCCATTTACTAAGTTTTAATTCTGGAATAACTCCCGTTAGACCAGCACCAGATCCATAATAAGTTATAATTCCAGAGGCTGCACTTATACTATTAATTCCAATTCTGACATTACCAATAGTGGTAATTCCAGATATAATTGCGGATCCTTTTACTTGAACTTTTACCTGAGGAGATAATGTTCCAACTCCAACAAACTGAGAGTCGGATCCAGTCGCAAGCGTAATGTTCTGATTGACATCATCAACTTCTACAAAGTTACTAAATTGGGAAAATTCTCTGTTTATTGCCATATCTTGTAGAAGACCTTATAGTTTATTTATTATAATGTACACTAGATTGTTTATGTGACAATATTAAAAGTTCCAACCATACCTGCGTGAATGGTGCATTGATATACTAAAGTATTTGGAGCATCAAAAGGAACTGTGAATATTTGCGTTCCACTTTGAGATCCACTCAAGAATGCAGAAGTATATGCAGATCCTCCACTGCTTGTGCGAATAGCAAATGGATGAGAGGTAGTAGTAGAATTTTCAAAAATGTAAGTAAATCCTCTGTGCAAATAAAGAGTTGGATTATTTGTGCTGTTTAATACTCCAGGACCAGCGAGTCTATATGCACCTGAAGATTCAGTTATATAGTACTTGATAGCAAATCCAACATCTGTTCCATTACCAGTCGTAGCATTAGTTCTGAAGCTCGTGGCAGTGATAATTCCAGCAGAATTTGTATTTCCAGAAATACTTAACTGATTTGTAAAGGTAGTTCCAGTAACCGTTACTCCAGTTCCAAGAGTTTCAAATTTCTTGGAGTTATCATAATAAAGTGCTACTGAACCATTTTGATTTGCTTCAATTAATTGTTCATCATTTGCAGAATTATTAAGTAACAATCTATTGGTTAAAATTCGTAGATCGCCAGTGCTCTTTATGACCTGACCAGTACCCCCATTATAATATAATTCTAATTGATCAGAATTTCCAATCTTAATAATTCCATCGGTGGCAACTTTTAAATTACCAATTAAGTTAATGGCATTATTGAATGTAGAAACACCAGTTACATTTAGATTATTGAATGTAGAAGTTCCTGATGTGTTAATACCAGCAATACCACCACCGCCGCCAGGAAGATTAGTTAATCCTGATCCATCACCAACGAATGATGATGCTTGCATAGATCCATTAACAACAACGTCACCTAAAACATTAAGAGTTTCTGAAATAGATGCTCCAGTTCCAATACCAACATTAGATGTTGTTGAAATTCCAGAAGCACCTTGATACCAATAATTGGTTCCAGATGAAAATGGATTTCCATTTTGTAGCAAGTTTCCAGTAAATCTTATATTTCCAACAACATCCAATGATTCTCTAACAATAGTTGTACCAATTCCTACAGAGTAACCAGATCCAACTTTAACGTTAGATAATAATTGACCACCTACAGAAACATCTGTGCTAATTGCTACTTGTGTGGCAATTATATTTAAATTGTTTGGACTTTGAATTGTTGGAACTCCAGATGCACCTATAAGGTTTATCTGTTTTACTCCAAAGTTCTTATCTGCCATTGGTTTTTAATCTATTTATGACTGCGAGAATGATATACCAATAATATTTACACCACTTATACTTACATCCGTATCATTTGCATAAGGATTATATAAAATTCTTCTTTCAGCATCTCTCATATTATAACTTCCAGTCCAATAGGATGTTGTTGTATTATCTGGAAATTGATCATAATATTGTGAAGAATTTACTACTATAGAACCATGATTACTCAACCAACTCTTAACTTGTTTTGAAGTTGCTGTTGGATTTGCTTCCAAATATAATGCAATTACACTACAACATACTGGTGCAGCTGCACTAGTTCCATTAAAATCGGTATCATAAAATCTAGTATCATCTGCACGCTGATAATCAGTATATCCTGATGAACTATTTGTACCAGCACCTAAAGTTTCATCTGCGGGAGCCCATACATCAATTCCAGGACCATTATTTGAATAAGATGCTTTTCTTTCTACGAAAGTTGTTGGATAAACATAATCATCCATTGCTCCAACACAAATAACTGGATGAAATTCTGGATCATTTGCATTCCAACCAATACCTTGAGGATTTAACCAATCTCTATGTCCAACCGGAATTGCGAGATTTGTTGAACTAAATTCTGGTCTCCAATCTGTAGATCCAAAAGATATATCTTGTATATAATCCAAACGATGTGGATCTGAAGATCCAACTCCAAGTCGTTGGTTACTATTTCCCGCAGCCGCTACGTAAATCACACCAACATCCATCATTTCATTCGCAGCAGTATCTGTAGATGCTGATCTTGAACTACTTCCAAAGTTCCTATAAATTGATCCTGAACTTAATATTCCATTTACCCATGCTGTCTGTAAATTTGAAACTCCGATAGTTGCTGTCGCAAAAGTTCCAGTTACTCCTTTAAATCTATATCCAATATTTGTTGCACTACTTCCAAATCCACCTCTATACCCCCAACTTCCATTAACTAATGTTGGATTTTTTCTTCCAGTTTTAGGATTGATTGGTTTGTACAAATGAAATAACTTCATTAAGTCATAATTGGGTTCAATATCCATTCCAACATTATCAGAAATGCCTGGCATATTCCAAATATTTGCTTCAAATGCTAGTCCATGAGTTTTTCCTGCGACTAAAGAAGCACATGCTGTTCCATGACCACTAGTAATAGATGCTCCAGATCCATCTCTTCTAGTTCCCATTGAAGCATTTGCAGTATATTCAACAGGAATAGTTACTGTACCTATTGTGGAAAATCCTACAGATCTTTTAGATCCATTTTGCCACCAATCTCTTGCAGAAGTTGTTGCAATACCAACTCTCCCATCATCTTTTAGATACTTAACTGCAGGAATTACATTGTTAAAATAATCAGGATCAATATAATATGGACCATCTAAAACAATATCCAAAACTCTAGATTGACCATTACTATCTAAAAACTCTGGATGATACTGAAAAACTCCAGAGTCATGAATAATAACATCTACATTTTTTCCAGTCAGACTATAACTAACATCAGAAAATTTTGGAGGTATGCTTTCTCCAGAATCTGTTGTCCAAAATTCTCTATTTGATCTAATACCAGTCCTTACTAAATTCCATCCAGTTCTATTAATTTCTCCAGACGTTGCTCCAGTAGATACAGGTTGAACTCCACCATCAAGTGCTCTATAGACTTTTACATTTCTCTTAAATCTTTTGGTTGCTGGTTCTGGCTTTGGATATAATTCTGGATAAGAAATAGGATCCAGTTCAATCCAATCAATATGAGGATGATTTTTTAAGTTTTCTACTTCAGAAGAATGTAAAACAAATGTTCCTCTAGTTGGACTGTGAAGTTTTTCATTATAACAGAAAACTTCTCTATTTGGGATATATGGACAAGAAGATATACCACAAAGAGTATCGTAAATTTCTTGCCAATATTCTGGAGAAGTAACTTTTAAAGTATATTTTTTGAGTGTCATATTATTCTAAAGTTTGGGCGCTGTATCTAAATGTTGTTACTCCAGAAATTCCGGATTCTGGAGTGACTTGAAGTAGGACATTACTTCCAGAAACTGTTGCTCCCACAGAAACAATTTGATTTGGTTCAAACATAATCGCATATTCTTGAGAATATGCTGTGGTTCCATTGTTCATCACAAGAATCTTTTGTGATTGTATGTTTGAATTATATTGGAAGAATAGCAGATATTCTGCAGTTCGAATTGAAGATGCAAGAGTATGAATTGTAGTAGTAACACCTGCACTTGCAACAAAAGTTCCAACTCCACTATTTGGATTGACAACAGTAGCAGTAACTCCAGTGAGACCAGATCCATTACCAACAAATGATGTTGCTGTAACTACACCAACAGCATTGATGTGACCTGAATTTATTCTTCCCGTAAAAGTAGAAACACCAGAAACTGAAAGTCCACTAAGAGTGTTGATGCTATATGGAGTATTAATAAAGTTTGAATTCGTTTGAACCGAATTACCCATATAACCGTGATTGACACACTGATAATGTAAGACAATCGGTGTTGTGTCAGTGACAGTAATTTCTGTATAAGCACC